CTTACTGTGGTTGATCCAGCAGTAAATGAATTAACTGGACCAATATAGCAAGACCCAACCTTTTCGGTTAACCCATCATTTGACACAAAGGCACTGCCAGCGCGAACTACAACACTACTATCTTCTCGAATATATGTTGACCCAACGTGCTGACACACCTGCCCATTTTGATAAATGAACCTGCTTCCAGATTTAAATATCAATCCATCTTCAGTCATAATTACGCTCCCAGCCCTATGAACATTTCCACCTCCACGATAGACTCCACCAACAAAGTCATTCATTTCAGTTTCATCTTCAGCCATCACCGATGCCATCAGCATCGCCGTCAGTGTTATAGTTATTATTGCTTTCATTGGAAAAAGTCTCTAGTACAAACCGAAAGCCGTCAAGCATGAAATTAACATCACGCCAAGTAGGAGCAGTTGGGGTAGCTCGCGTAACTGGCGCGCTGTTGCGCTGTGGGTACAACGTGCTTACGCCTTACGAGGATTTTGCTGGTTATGATGTTGTAGCAGAGAAGAATAATAAGTTCTTCCGCATCCAGGTTAAGACCGCACAAGCCATAGAGGCAGGGCGCACCAAGTACCGCTTTACTACCAGCAGTGGCAATGGGTTTAATATCCCCAAGCGCGCTATCAGTGGAGTGGATTATGTGGCCTGCTGGGGTATGAACGATGACCTATTCTGGCTGTTGCCAATCGCCAAGTGCAAAAGCATAACAACTAAACTTTGCCCATCGACAGGCCAGAACTGGCGTGTATTCCAAAGCTTGTGAACGAGAAAGAAGCTTGGGCTAAGTTTGAAGAAGGGCTGAAGGATGCAGAATCCTTTGATGAGGCTGTGGCTTGGGTCAAGAAGAACAAGAAGATAGTCGAGAAACTGACTATGCTGGCAATGATTAGAAGATTTAATGAGGATATTAGCAAAGCTAATAAGACTTGGCGGAATTAAATAATTTATCGACACTGGTATGGGTTGACAGCTAAACCCAACCAATGGGCAAAATCAATAGTCGGGCTAAAGGCGCAGCGGGTGAGCGAGAATTAGCAAACTACCTGCGGGAGCAGGGCTGGCAGAAGGCCAGAAGGTCGCAGCAGTTCGCAGGCAATCCAGAGGGTGGTAGCGGGGATGTGGTTTGCGAGAACTTTCCTTTCCACATAGAAGGCAAGCGTTGCCAAGCACTCAAACCCGAAGAGTGGATGGAGCAATCCAAGCGTGATTGTCCGAAGGGCAAGATCCCATCCGTATTCTTCCGCCGTAACGGACGCAAAGAATGGCTAGTCATAATGACCGCCGACAGCGTCTGTGAATTAGCTCGACAGATCGCACCTGCAAATGTGAAGATCGAATATGTACCCAGCAATCCTATGTCAACCACAGTCGGTGCTGGATTTTGGGTACACAATCAAGAAGAACTTACCCCATACATACAACCAAAACTAAACCCAAATAAATAAAGGAGATACTACAATGGCACTAACAATCAGTGAATCGCAGAAGATGGAACGCAAGTTGCCCGAAGCTGGCGCAACTGTTGGCGTTCTCTACAGCCTAGTTGACCTAGGCCACCAGAAAACCAATTGGGATAACCAAGAGAAGTGGTCCCCTAAAGTCCGCTTGACCTTCGAGTTGCCCGATCAGTTAGACGAGTTCGAGGTAGAAGAGAAGGGCAAAGTAACCAAGGTCAGCAAGCCTATGGTGGTATCCATTGAACAGACCCGCAGCCTTGGAGAGAAAGCCAGCCTTCGCAAGCTTCTCGAACAATGGCGCGGCCAGACCTTTACTAGCAAGGAGCTCCAGGCGTTCAGCTTGAAGAACCTCCTTGGCAAGCCAGCCATGCTCACGCTCATCCACAAGACCAGCCAGCAGGGTCGGCAGTATTGCGCCATTGCGGGTGCATCCAAGCTGCCCAAGGGCATGAAAGCACCAGCTACCACCACCAACGATCAGTTGTACTACGAGATCGAGCAGGGTGAGGCTGGTCAGTTCAACGATATGCCCGACTGGTTGCAGGAGAAGATTCGCGCTTCCAAAGAGTTTGCTACCGCTGCGGGCAAGTCCACGGCCATCAAGGCCGAGGTTGACGCAGACGGCAACGCAATGCCGTTCTAATTGTAATGGCTCTTACAATCACAGCGAAAGAGCCTACCAATTCCCGTCTGGTCGCTACTGACCAGGCGGGACACTGGTACACAGCCGAGGGTGAATCCGCCCACGTTGTGATTGGCAAGAATGGAAAAGAAAGAAACACAACCGTAGCCGATGCGCGCCAGATGGGATTGTACCCATCCGTAACCAGCGTGCTTGGCATTATGGATAAGCCGCAATTGACGGCGTGGAAGATTGAGCAGGCCATTATGTCCTCGCTCACGCTTCCGAAGGAGGCAGATGAAACGCTCGAAACCTACGCTCGAAGAGTGGTTAAGGACTCTAAAGAATCAACAACGAAGGCAGCTGAACACGGCACAAAAATGCACACCGAAATGGAGAACATCCTCTTGGGAAGAGCCGTATCCACAGACGAAACACTTGCTCCGTATATCGAAACCTTTAAGAAGTGGTCCGATGCAAACATCGAGAAAACCTACTGGTGCGAAAAGGGTCTTGTCGGCGCAGGCTATGCGGGAAGGTGTGATGCCTACGTCAAACTACGCGGTATTGGTGACGCTATCATCGACCTAAAGAATCGTAAGATTAATCCAAAGACAATTCCGTTTTATGAAAGTTCTGACTGTCCGCAATTATGGGCTTACAGATCAGCAAGCGAAAATCCCAAGGCAGCGTGCGTATCTATTGTGCTTGCATCAAATGATGCCAGCAAGTTGATGACAAAAGCTTGGGATGAGGATGAATTGTACCAAGCTGGAATTGGATTCAATGCGCTATTAAAAGTATGGGCTTGGGTTAAGGGCTACACGCCTCCTGGGATGAAGCTATGATCGCAGTAAAGCTAGAGCCATACGAGATGAATGTCGCAATAGCGGTTGGTGCCGCTAGGAACGCAAGCGCAATTTCAAAGGGATCTAAAAACGTATATGATGGAGATCCAGTTAGATATTGGGGTCAACATATTGATGGTGCTGGCGCGGAAATGGCATTTGCCAAGTTCATTGGATTGTATTGGGATGGTTCGGTTGACACGTATCGGAAGAACAGCGGTGATCTCCCGCACACTGGTATTGATGTTAAACATTCCAAGGATGGATTCTGGAAGGTGAAGGATCGGGATAAGGGTAATCTTGTTTTGGTTAGCGGGATAATGCCAAATTTTGTTATTGATTCATATTGTGATTCAGATGAAGTCAAGCAAGCGTCTCCTCAAATAGGCACTGGATTGTGGAATGTTGACGAATCAGTCAAGAGAAGGAATTTCGATGTATTGATGAATAAGATATGGCGTAAATCATTTAATACTCGAACATCAATTATGAATATAGGAGGAAGTTTATGATCGACCCACAAGACGTACTGTGGCTAGAGGAATTGCTGGACCAAGTTTATAGGAGTCTTGCCAAATGACTGCGCCGAGCATAGCCGAGATGGGGGATGCTGCTGGCGAGATTATCTGGCGGGTGATGGGCAAGGGATCAGACAAGTCTGCCTACGGCGATTGGCTGGAGAAGGATAGGCCGACTCACGATTACCATATCGCCAGAGCTGTGCGGCACTTAGCCACAGCGCAGATGCAATTACACAAGTCCACGCCTTGTCCTGATAATAACGGCGAGACAAGTGTTGACCACTTGGAGCGTGCGCTGGTAAGAACATTATTCGTGTTAGCACAAATCAAAAAGGAAGTACCAAGATTATGATGTGGATTAAAAAAGAGTTTGATGATGACGGCAAGCCAGAGTGGGCGGTCTACATTGACGAGTCTGGCGAGGGCAGAGAAGAGGATTGGTCGCACTATGATACCTTTGATTCTAGGGACGAGGCGATCAAGGGGTGTAGGAGCGTCACCTGGGAAGACTACGATTGTAGCGACAAATGAAGCTGGCTCTGTCATGGCTGCTCTACTTTTTGGGTGACATAATAAGTCGTACGCTTTTACGTACGGGTCTTGGATACGGACTATACAAGACGCTGATGCTTTGGTCGGTCGAACTGGATGACAAGTTTAATATATGGAAAGAAGTTAAACCGAAGCGGAGGAAGAAAAAATGAAACAAGCAATGGTAACGCAATCGTTTGGTGAGGACTGGCAAAAGATTCTGGATCTGACTAGGCCACGCATGGAGGCGTACTGCAAGCGTCACAACTGCGACTTCATTCTAATCGACAAACCCCTAACCCATCCGATGCAGTATTCTAAATCTGCCATTGGAAACATCATGGCCACTAAGGGCTATGACCAAGTGACATTCGTTGACGCTGATGTTTTGATTACAGCCGATTGCCCCAAGCTATCCGATGACGCTGGGGTGTTCTGCGCCTTTGATGAGGGAGCTTACCTAGACCGCAAGCCAGAGATGGTGAAGCTGGCTGGAGCTTTCGGCGGGATGATCGAGCCTAAGTTCTACGTCAATACTGGCGTGTTCGTAGTTCACACTAAGGCTGTGGGCATCTTATCCATGCCACCGATTGGCCTGCACCCAAACCACTTCGCCGAACAGACCTGGCTCAACGTGATGGCGCACCTATGGAACATCCCGCTGACTGAGCTTGACCCGTCCTTTAATTGCATGACGAGCGTGGAGTCGCACTTTGGGTTGGACCGCCACAAGGACGCAATGATTATCCATTACGCAGGGCAATCAAACGATCTGGTTAAGTTAGCTAACCAGATTAAAGAAGACGAAGCGAAGCTGGTGGGGTTGGGTAGGTGAGGTCCACGCACCTTTGTCGTGGCGATTATGACGAGAGGTTGCAGCAGTTGGCTGGAGAGGTTGCGCTGCAAGCCATCCGTGATCTGCGGATGCTGCGCAAGCGAGGGATGGTTAAGGGTATGAAGATCATTAAGGATCACCAAGGCGTGCCACTCAACGATGCGCTGGAGTATAAGAACTCCCATGAGGTGCAGAAGCTACTGCGAGATTTTAAGAATGGGACGGTTGGCTGGTGGTGCAGAGCCAGCGGAGTAAGGATCGACAATCGGACGTTACTGCGCAAACTACAGGAGAATGACTATGCTTTGCCTACTGGAGCTTAAAGACATCGTGTGGGCAATCAGTTGGTTTATTCTTTACAGTTGGCTGATTCTTTCGATAATCTACTGCGCTGGCTTTATCATCTTAAAGCTGATTGATTACATAAGAAAGGAACTGGATCTATGAGGAA